CAGCGTCTGCAACCGGGCGGGGCCATTATTATAGTGATGACCCGGTGGGCACTGCGGGATTTGACCGGGCAGGTGCTGAAGTCGAGCATGCAGCGGGGTGGCGACGAGTGGGAAGTGATCGAATTCCCTGCCATCCTGCCTAGTGGCAAGCCGTTGTGGCCCGAGTACTGGTCGCTGGAAGAGATGGAGGCACTTCGGGACGAGTTGCCGTCATATAAATGGAACGCCCAGTATCAGCAGGCACCCACTTCCAAGGAAGGGGCCATCATCAAGCACGAGTGGTGGAGGGTGTGGGAAGCCGACGATCCGCCGACGTGCAACTACATCATCCAGACGTGGGACACCGCGTTTGAAAAGAACAACCGTGCTGACTTCTCCGCGTGCACGACGTGGGGGGTGTGGACTAACGACAAGGACAACGACGGCAAGGGTGGCGAGAACATAATCCTGCTGGATGCGTTCAAGGACCGGATGGAGTTCCCCGAGTTAAAGCGTGTTGCACTGCGTCATTACAAGCAGTGGAACCCTGACAGCTTCCTGATTGAGAAGAAAGCGTCCGGTGCGCCGCTTATATATGAGCTTCGGGCGATGGGCATATCTGCGCAGGAGTACACTCCCAGCCGAGGACAGGACAAGATTGCCCGGTTGAACTCCGTCGCTGGTATGTTCGAATCGGGAAAGGTGTGGGCACCGCGCACTCGTTGGGCCGAGGAGGTGGTCGACGAGATAGCGGCGTTCCCAGCCGGGGAGCATGACGACTATGTCGATTCCTCTACACTTGCATTGATGAGGTTCCGTAGCGGCGGGTTTATCCGCACGGATATGGACGAACCAGACCCTGTGCGTTACTTCAAGAGCCGTCGTGCCGCCGGGTATTACTAAGGATATGTAATGGCAATTGACAAAGCACTGTACGAAGCCCCGCAGGGGATCGACTCGCTTGCAACCTCCCCTGATATTGAGATTGAAGTGGTCAACCCGGAAGGCATGACCGTGAGCGCGGACGGTGTGGAGATAGACCTTGCGCCCGGTGCGGAGGATGACGAGGACGATGACTTCGCGGAAAACCTTGCGGAGATACTGCCTGATTCGTACCTTGCTACGCTCTCTTCTGAATTGGTTGCGGACTACGACGCCGACGTGAATGCCAGAAAGGACTGGCTTGACATGTACGTGCGAGGGCTGGACCTGCTTGGCTTGAAGTATGAGGAGCGCACGGAACCGTGGCCCGGTGCCTGCGGAGTCACCCATCCGTTGCTGATGGAGAGCGCGGTGCGGTTCGAGTCCGAGACTATCATGGAGACGTTCCCTGCATCGGGTCCGGTCAAGACGGTGATACTTGGCAAGGAGACTGCGAAAAAGAAGGAAGCCTCCATACGTGTCGCTGACGACATGAACTACGAGTTGACCGAGGGCATGCCGGAATACCGTCCCGAGCATGAGCGCATGCTGATGTCGCTGAACCTGTCGGGCAATGCGTTCAAGAAGGTCTACTACGACCCGTCGCTTGGGCGGCAGGTGTCGATGTTCGTGCCGTCCGAGGACTTGGTTGTGCCATACGGCGCGTCCAGTCTGGCTTCGACACCGCGTGCCACGCACGTCATGCGCAAGACCAAGAACGAGGTGCGCAAGCTGCAAGTGGCCGAGTTCTACCGCGACGTGGAGCTTGGCGAACCGGTGCGGGTCATGACCGACATCGAGAAGGCCAAGGCCAAGAAGGACGGTACCGCCTCGGTGGATGTTGACGACCGGTATCAGTTGCTTGAGATACACGCCGATCTGGACATACAGTATGAAGGGCTGTCGGACGAGAACGGCATCGCCCTGCCATACGTGGTGACTATCGAGCATGGTACCGGCACGGTGCTGGCGGTACGGCGCAACTGGAACCCGGACGACAAGCTCAAGCAGAAGCGGCAGCACTTCGTGCACTACGGGTACATCCCCGGCTTCGGGTTTTATTACTTCGGTCTCATCCACCTGATTGGCGGGCACGCCACCGCAGCCACGTCGCTGATGCGGCAGTTGGTCGACTGCGGTACGCTGTCTAACCTCCCCGGAGGGTTGAAATCCAAGGGGTTGCGTGTAAAGGGTGACGATACACCCATCGGTCCGGGGGAGTTCCGCGACGTGGACGTGCCGTCGGGTAGCATCCGAGACAACATCATGATGCTCCCTTACAAGGAGCCGAGCCAAGTCCTCGTCGCATTGATGGACAAGGTGGTCGACGACGCTCGTCGGTTCGCTGCCGCTGCCGACCTCAAGGTCAGCGACATGTCCGCGCAGTCTCCGGTTGGCACCACGCTGGCTATCCTTGAGCGCACGTTGAAGGTGATGAGTGCTGTGCAAGCACGCATCCACTACGCGATGAAGCAGGAGTTCAAGCTCCTCGCCGCCATCATCCGCGACAACACCCCGGAGGACTACAGCTACGAGCCGGAAGTGGGCGGGCGCAAGGCCAAGCGTGCCGACTACAGCATGGTTGACGTGATCCCGGTGAGCGACCCTAACGCCGCTACCATGAGCCAGCGGGTTGTTCAGTACCAAGCAGTGCAGCAGTTGTCGCAGACCGCGCCGCAGATATACGACCTACAGTTCCTGCACCGACAGATGATAGAGGTGCTTGGTGTCAAGAACGCCAACAAGATCATACCCATGCCGGGAGACATGAAGCCGATGGACCCGGTCACGGAAAACATGCAGGTTATGATGGGCAAGCCGGTGAAGGCGTTCATCTTTCAAGACCACGAGGCGCATCTGGCCGTCCACATGGCGGCTATGAAAGACCCGAAACTTGCAGCTATGCTGGGGCAGAACCCGCAGGCGCAGGCACTGCAAGCAGCAGCTATGGCTCACATCATGGAGCACGTCGCGTTCCAGTACCGCAAGGAGATAGAGAAACAGCTTGGCGCTGCCCTGCCTCCGATGCCCGACGACAGCCAGACCGAGGATGAAGGCGAGCCGTCGCGCATGTCGCATGAGATGGAAGCTCAACTTGCCCAGCTTGTGGCTCAAGCCGCCCAGCAGTTGTTGCAGCAGAACCAGTCCGAGGCGCAGAAGCAGCAGGCACAGCAGCAGGCGCAAGACCCGCTGGTCCAGATGCAGCAACAGGAACTCAAGATCAAGGAAGCCGAGGTCGAGCGCAAGGCCAAGAAGGACACAGCGGACGCCGCTGCCAAGGCCGACGAGATTCGCCTCAAGGAAGCCGAGATGGAGTTCAAGCAGGAAAGCAAGATGGCAGATGTGCTGCTCAAGATGTCGGATTCAGGTGCACAACGCGAACAGAACGCGCAGCATAGTCAGTTCCAGCAGCAACAACACGCTCAACGCGTGCAACAAACGGCTGAGAAGAAGCCGCAAAAGAAAGGTAAGGAATGAGTACGCCTGTGTCAGCCATGCAGCACCTGTTCGACAAGATTGCGGAGCAGCGCGAAAACTACGTGACGTTTCTTGCCAAAGGATCGGTGGCGGATTTCACGGAGTACAAGAGAATTTGCGGGTTCGTTCAGGGTCTGGACTTCGCATCTAACACCATTCAAGACCTTGCCAACCGTATGGAGCGATCCGAACAAGATGAGTGATATCAACGTCGAACAGACGCAAGATGAAGCAGCGGCCAAAGTTTCGCAGTTGCCGCAACCGAAGGGTTATCGAATCCTTTGCATGGTCCCCAAGATTGAAGAACAGTACGGCAGCGGATTGGTCAAAGCTGACGACACCGTGCGTGTCGAAGAGCAGACAACCACCGTGTTGTTTGTCGTCAAGCTGGGGGATATGGCCTACAAGGACGCCACTAGGTTCCCCACTGGTCCGTGGTGCAAGGAAGGTGACTTTATTCTCGTTCGTCCATACGCTGGCACCCGCATCAAGATTCACGGGCAGGAATGGCGCATGATCAACGACGATACGGTCGAAGGTGTTGTGGATGACCCACGCGGTATTTCCCGCGCATAGGAGGAAACCATGAATTTTGGGCAAGCACTCGACCTGCTACGGTCAAACAAAAAGGTATGCCGCGAAAATTGGAACGGAAAAGGAATGTTTATTTTTCTGGTCCCCGGTTCTGAATTCAAGGTAAACCGCCCTCCGTTGCTTGGTATCTACCCGGAAGGGACGATGATCAAGTACCACTCGCACATCGATATGAAAACAGCCGATAACACTATCGTGCCGTGGCTGGCGAGTCAAACCGATGTTCTTGCCGAAGACTGGATGGAGGTGTAAAAAT